GGTGACTTTTCATCCAGATCGTGAGTACAGCCTCACAGACATATGCGATACCTTGGGTGTCACACCAGTGGAGCCCGACTCGCTCACCCTGCGCCCGATCCGCATCTCAGACGATGGCGCGGATGACGTGATGGCGTGGCTCAGTGGCCAGGGTCTGCTGCTCTCCAAGCCCAATGGCGAGGGCTGGGCGGGCGTCATCTGCCCCAACAGTGCCGAGCATACCGATGGCAACCCAGAGGGGCGCTACATGCCCGCCAACCGGGCGTATTGCTGCCTTCACTCGCACTGCGTTGACTTCGATTCCCGCGCTTTTCTGACGTGGGTGGCCGACCAAGGTGGCCCCGCCCACACCCCCGGCCTGCGTGAGGAATTGCTCACCCAGGCTATGGAATCCGTGCGCGCCAAACTGACCCCCACCGCCGATTACCCAGACGAGGCCGCCCGCGTCATCGCCGAGGTGGAGCGCAAAGAGCTTGGCCGCATCGAGAAAAACGAATGGTTTGAGCGTTTCGCCTACGTTCAGACTGATGACGCCTTTTTCGACATGACCGACCGCCGAGAGGTCTCGCGCAACACCTTCAACGCCTTGTACCGGCACATCGACTGCAAGTCCATTCACAACGCCAAGCGCCGCATCGAGGCCGCAACGTCATTTGATGAGAACCGCCAAGGCAAGGGCGCCAAGTCCCTGGTTGGTATCACCTACGCCGCCGGTGCGTCCGTGCTGGTGGCCAGAGAGGGGCAGGTGTACGGCAATCGATGGCGCGATGCGCGCCCCACGCCAGTGGCCGGTGACCCGGCCTTGTGGCTGGCGCACGTGGAGCGCATGGTGCCCGAGCGGTTCGAACGCGAGCACCTGCTAAATGCGTTGGCCCACAAAGTACAGTTTCCAGGCCACAAGATCAATCACGCCATCCTTTTGGGCGGTAATCACGGGTCGGGCAAAGATACCCTTTTTGCCCCCTTCTTCTGGGCCATTGGTGGCCCGTCCAAACACAATTGCTCACTGGTCAAAAATGAGGAGCTCACGTCCCAGTGGGGCTATGCGCTTGAGTGCGAGGTGATGGAAATCGCCGAGCTCAGGCAGGCCGAAGCCAAAGACCGGCGCGCGCTTGAGAATACCCTCAAGCCCATCATTGCCGCGCCCCCTGAGTTGCTCATGGTCAATCGGAAAGGGCTCCACCCTTACATGGCGCTGAACCGGGTCTTTGTGATCGCCTTTTCCAATGAGCGCGTGGCCATCTCGATCCCCTCAGAAGATCGCCGTTGGTTCGTCCTATGGGCCGATGCCCCTAAGCTCCCAGAAGCTCAGGCGGTGAGCTTGTGGAACTGGTACCAGCACCGGGGCGGCTTTGAGGCCGTGGCCCATTACCTCCACACGCGGGACGTGTCCGCGTGGAACCCCAACGCAGCGCCCCCCATGACTGAGGCCAAGTCCATCATGGTCGAGCATGGCATGAGCGGCGCTGAGTCGTTTCTGGTTGACCTTATGCGCAGGCGTGCCGGTGAATTCTCGCGTGGGGTCTGCGGTGGGCCGTTTTATGGCCTTTGTGACCGCTTGCAGGGCATCGCCCCCGGTAATGTTAAGGTCGTTCAGGCCGCGCTTCTTCATGCCTTCAAAGAGGCCGGGTGGATTGACATGGGCCGCATCAAGTCGCGCGATTTTGAGACAAAGAAGCATGTTTTCTGCGCCCCTGAGCTTGGCGAGTATTCGCGCAGCGATCTCAGGCGCATGATTGAGGTGTAAGCCACCTACGGCGTGGACACAAAAAAAAGGGCCCCGCAAGGGGCCCTGTGAATGTTGGCAACTGCTAGAGGTCCAGCAGCAGTGCAAGTATAGCGGCCAAAATGACCGCGCAGATCAACGCCATGCGTCCCCCTTGGGCGGTGGTGCCGGCGGCGGCGCATACCGGCGCAGAATGTCTTCAAAAATCGGATGTAGCATCGGCCACCTCCCATGCAGCATCGGCCCCGGTGGCCACTGTCAACGTGGTGCTCAAGGGCTGCCATTCCCAGGCGGTTAGCCCCTTGTTTAGCTTTTCATACGCGGCCACGTATTCAGCCGTGGTCATGCTGGCCCCATGGGGCGGATAAAACCGCTTAATGGCCCCCTTAGACTTGACCGGCTTATGCTTGCCAGTGCATTTTGCGTGATGCGCCATGATGCCATCGCGCGCGGTTTTATATGTGGTTTTTCCAATTGTGATCATGGTTTATTTTCCTTGGGTTAATTGAGTTTCAATTTCGGATAATTTTTGTTTTTGTTCGGTCAAAAACTCTTTAAGAGTTTTAAACTCATCAAAACTAGTTAATTTCCTATTGCAATTTTCATTGTCCAAAAAATCGCAAAGATCAAAAAACACCTCTTGCACTAATGTGATTGTGTTCATGGTTTACCCTTACTTTATTAAAACGTCAAAATAAGCCAACGCGCACACTGTGAGCGCGGCCGCGATGATCAATGCGGTGAAAATGTCTTTCATAAGTTCCCCAAAAAGAAGTGATCAAAATCAAAAACGGCCACATAGAACCCTTTCGGGCCCGCGTGGACTTCGTACACCCAGGCATCGGCATCATCGATGGCCAAGGCATCAGCGAGAGCCTGCGCGGCCCCCTTGGTGTTGAAGTAGGTCATATGGTGCAGCATCCGCAACATGGGGCGTCTTCGCACCGGCCCCGAGGGTTTCGATAGAACGTGGTCGGGCCGGTTTCACCAAAAAAAGTTATCTCGCCCGGTTCGCCCGTGATCCACGCGCGGCGCGTGGCCGTGCAATATTGAATCTCGTCACCCGGGTATATAGGCGCGCCGGTGCGCGCGTCTTTGCCCTTAAATTTTGCCTTCATGGTTTTGATCATGGTTTACCCTTTTCGTGTGGTTGATAGCGTGCACCAATGCGCGCCCCGATGCGGCCATCGCTGGCCGCATAAGGTCAAACACTGGCCAGGCGCATATTAATCACCCGGTGGCGTGAGCCATGGGCCGGGAACCCCACAATGGCCGCGCGCTGGCGCTGGCACAGCTGACAGCTGGCGCAGCTCACATCATCGCGCTGGGTGGCCGGGCAGATAACCACCGGGCGGCCAGCTGGCGTCACTGTGTTGCTGGTTTGCGTTGACGGCAGCACCACCACCACCGGGCCCGCCTGGTGATCGGCCAGCGCGTCAGCGTCAGCGAGATCATTGGCCGACAAATTGACAGTGAAACCCCATTGATTCGCGTGGCGTATCCATGCAATGCTAACCGCGTCACGATGGTGCGAATACGTGAAACCGCGTTTGCCCGCGTTTGCGGCCACCAGCTGGCCGAGCTTGACAGCGTCAACCGAACCGCTGGCCGTGGGCAGATCGCCCGCCTGATTATGGCGCCACAGCTGGCCATCGGGCAGCGCGCTGATGGTTTCGCAAAATTGGCCCCATGACGTGCCGCGCGTGCCCGCGCTGACTGCAGCCCAATGCAAGGCCAGCGGCCCGCTGGCCGCGTAGCACTCAGCGCGCATCGCGCAGTCTGGCGGGCAGCTGGCGCGCTCAGTGGTTGAAACCGGGATCGGGCCGGTTTTCGCATTTGCGCTTTTGATGGTTAGATGTACTTGCATGGTATTTGACCTTAAATTGATTTAACTGTGTTGGCCAGCTGGCGCAGCGCGTCAACGATCACAAAGTAATCGGCATAGGACATGTCGATCTCTGATGGAAACGTGTGCATATTGAGATCGTAGGCCCACATTACATCTTTTTGTGTGAGCTCAATACTAGCGGGCAGCATGAGATCAATATGCCGATCTAGATCGAATAATACGATCTCGCCTGATTCGATACGCTGCGCTGCGATACGCTGGCCAGCTGCGCTGTACGTGCGGCCGGTGTTGAATTTGATTGTGTTTGTGGGCAAAATAGACATGGTGTTGACCTTTCGTTTAGTGGAATAGAGTTTTGCTGCGCTTTCGCGCCCTCGTAGCGTAAGACATTGTTTAGCGTTTGTATACTAGGGCAAACCCTAGTGCCATAAAAATAATGTGGGCGCAAACGTGGGCGAATTGTGGTCGATTGTGGGCAAGCGTAAATTGTCCTGGCTTGAGAGTGAAAACCTTACATTGTGGGCTATGTGGGCAAGAAAATATAAGGTAAGGTATGATAAATTATATGTAATACTATATAGTTAACTATTAGGTTGTGGGGCCATGCTTGCTCACCAAAGCTCACACCCCATGGTTTAGGCAGCGACTAAAAAAGGGGCGTCCACATTGTCCACATGCCCCCCACGAAAGTATTACATCATGCAAAAAGCCCCAAGGCCAACGAGCCATCGACCTTTGTGGACGCTACCCACATGACCCCCCACTAAAGTACTACAAACTGCAGGCCGGTGGCCGGTGGCCGGTGGCCGGTGGCCGTTTGCTTTCGGCTTGGAGGGGGGTGGGTAGGGCCGGCGGCCAAGGGCCACGGCAGCGGAGGGGCCACAAACAAAATTTTTTATAGCCCACATTGCCCACACGACCCACAGATTTTTAAAAATTTTTGTTATATTCGGCACATGTTTGAAAGCCTACCTTTTGCACCGCGCAAGGTCGAAGCGACTGAGGCGCGTTTGCACCGCATCTACGAAGCCGCCAAGCTGGGGCTGAAAGGCGACTCGTTGGCGTTGGCTTCTGGCATGCTGCCCGCCGAGTACCGGCAACTGGTGCAGCTTGACCCCATCGCGGAGATGGCAGCGCAAAAAGGCAAGGCAGACGCTGAGATGGAGATGTCCCAGTGCTTGCACAAGGCAGCGCGCGAAGGCGACTCCAAGGCGGCGCTGGCCATACTACAGAACGTCCACGGTTGGGTGGCCAAGCAATCCATCACTATTGATGTCGATCAGCGCATCTCAGTCACTCAGGCGCTGCGCGACGCTGAGTCCAGGGTCATTGACGTCATTGCGCATGAACCATCACTAAACAAGCTAACACATGCAGAGCACCAAGTACAGCGCTGAAGACGAACAAGAGTTGATGGCCCGGCTGTGGAGCCCGGCAATCAAGGACAACCCGCTGGCGTTTGTGATGTTTGCTTTTCCCTGGGGCGTCAAGGGCACGCCACTGGAGCACTTCACCGGCCCGCGTAAATGGCAGCGCGAGGTGCTGTTGGACATTGCCGAGCACATCAAATTGAACCAAGGCAAGGCAGACTTTGATGTGCTGCAAGAAGCCATCTCATCTGGCCGGGGTATTGGCAAGTCGGCGCTGGTCAGTTGGATCACGATCTGGATGCTGGCCACCAGGATCGGTTCGACAACCATCATATCGGCCAACTCCGAAAGCCAACTACGCTCAATCACCTGGGCCGAGATCACCAAATGGCTGGCCATGGCCATCAACTCACACTGGTTTGAAGTGTCAGCCACCCGCGTCATGCCGGCCAAGTGGTTGACTGAGCTGGTCGAGCGCGATTTGAAGAAAGGCACCCGGTACTGGGGCGTGGAAGGGCGGCTGTGGTCAGCCGAGAACCCCGACGCCTACGCTGGCGTGCACAACTTTGACGGTGTGCTGGTGGTTTTCGATGAAGCCAGTGGTATTGACGATTCCATCTGGGCGGTGACCGGCGGCTTTTTTACAGAAAACACGCCAAACCGTTTTTGGTTGGCTTTTTCCAACCCGCGACGCAACACCGGGTACTTTTACGAAGCGTTTAACTCAAAGAGAGCGTTTTGGCGCACCCGAATTGTGGACGCCAGGACGGTCGAGGGCACCGACAAAGCGGTCTACAACCGAATCATTGACGAATATGGGCCTGACTCATCACAAGCGCATGTCGAGGTCTACGGCATGTTTCCCAGTGCAGGAGATGACCAGTTCATCGGGGCTGACATAGTGGACGACGCCATGGCCCGGCCCAAGTACAAGGATCAGTCGGCGCCAATCGTGATCGGCGTAGACCCTGCGCGGTTTGGAGCGGACGCTACGGTGATCGCGGTCAGGCAAGGGCGGGATATTGTCAAGATCATGCGCCACCGAGGCGACGACACCATGACGGTGGTGGGCTATGTGATCGAAGCAATTGAGGAATTTAAGCCTGCGCTGGTCGTGATTGACGAAGGCGGGCTGGGCGCGGGTATTGTGGACAGATTGAAAGAGCAACGGTACAAGGTCAAGGGCATAAACTTTGGAAATAAAGCCAAAAACCCGATCATGTACGGTAATATGCGCGCGCAGATGTGGGGAGATATGCGAGAATGGCTAAAATCTGCTAGTATCCCTAGCGACAGGTTTTTAAAGACGGACTTGATTTCGCCTATGATGAAGCCTGATTCACGGGGAACAATCTTCTTGGAAAGCAAAAAAGAAATGAAAGCTCGCGGTCTTGCCTCACCC